CAAATTCAGGAGCTCGAGTGGCGTCTGAACGTGCATCGTGAGGAGACAGGATGGGTTGATCCTGATCCGCCTCCGGTTTATATTGAGGATCTGTACACCGGCGAAGTTGTTTTGGAGGAAAGCAATGGCAAAAGACGCACCAGAAGGGCGCGGAGATTCATCGGCTGAAAAGCAACAGCCGAGAAGCGAGAGGGAAGAAGAAATTAGGAAGCACAATGAACGACGACTAGCAACCATGTCCCAGAAGCCGGGGGAAGCGAAAGAGAAGCCTTCAAGTTAGGGGAAGAAATGGATACCCCTGAAATCGTATTTGTTGAGGGTCTTTTACATATTTCAGAAAAACCGTGGAGTAATTATACAGAAGCTGATTATACTATTGAGCAATGGCATGCGGCTTGTCTAGTTCATTTGCATGATGGACCGCCCACGTCAAAGAGCCTATGTAAATTACCCGTTAAGACTCCGAATGGTGCTCTGAATAGGAATGGCGTTCACGCAGCGGCAGCCGCACTAGCTGGAGCTCGGTCTCCACTCAAGGCTCCTCCGGAACAAAAGGCTAAGGCAGCCAATGCTTTGCGAAGGTATTACGGTCAACTGGGCGAGACTCCTCCTGATTCATTGAAGCAGTCGGCTTTGACTGTAGTAGAAGAGGTTCTCGAGCACCACGGCGTCAAGGGAATGAAGTGGGGCGTTCGTAGGGCCGATAAAAGATTTGAGAAGATTGGTACAAGCAAGAGAGCACAATACGAAGTAAAAAGACAAATGCATAACACTATTGCTCCTATTGTACAATCTAGAGTTCATCAAATGAATGTTCGACCTGAATATTCTAAGGCAATTGCAAACGGAAAGCTTAATAATCCAAACGATCCGGTAGCAAAGAAGTATGTAAAAGAGTACAACAAGATGTATATCGATACGATGAACGATCTCCTAAAGGGTTATACCAATGCTTCTGGGACCAAAGTTGCTAGAGCTCATCTGAATTCAGAATCGTTTAACGGATTTGATATTCGTATCGAAAATGCTTCTCGGGTTAAACATGCGGATGAGTCAATGATTCTCAAGATTAGATATGTCAAAGACGATAAGGGTCGGATCGTCGGAGTCGAGATGGTACGAGATGATATGGCTCAAAGTTCCATCGACGATATTCTAGAGCATCACGGCGTCAAGGGAATGCGTTGGGGTATTCGTCGAAAGGCTACAGTCGGACCACAAGAGGTAATCATCAGTGATAAGAGAAAGAAGATTAAAACCTCTGGTGGTCAAGGACAACCCGCTCATCCCGATGCTGTTCGCTCTCGTACAATCGGACAAGTAGGAAAGAAAAGCGGGACCAAAGCTCTTTCCGACGAAGAACTTCAAGCATATACGAAGCGACTTAATCTCGAGCAAAATTTCAAGAGGCTTCAGTATCAAGATTCAAATCCAGCCAAGAAATTCGTCCTTACTCTTCTTGGACAAACTGGAAAATCTACAGCTCAGAGCGCAGCGAACGAAGTCGCGTCCCAACAGGTTAAGAAACGCTTGATCAAGCTTGGCGCATTGGCTGCAGCATAGAAAGGAGGGTTAGCGTGAGTCTGTCCAATACTGCGACGCCGATTTACTACGGTCGGTTTCGCGAGGCAGTTCTCCGAGGAGAGATCCCAGTGAATCGTGAGATTTCTTTGGAGATGAATCGGATCGATTCGCTCATCGCTAACCCTAATATCTATTACGACGATCAAGCGGTTGAAGGATTCATTCGTTATTGCGAAGGCGAATTGACTTTAACCGATGGATCGGATCTGTTTCTTCTTGATTCGTTCAAGCTGTGGTCTGAGCAAATCTTCGGTTGGTACTACTTCGTCGAGCGAAGCGTCTACGTCCCGACAAGAGATAACCACGGTGGGCACTATGAAAAGAAACGAATTAAGAAACGTCTAACTCTCAAACAATACTTGATCGTCGCTCGTGGCGCAGCCAAGTCGATGTATGCGTGGTGTATTCAAGGGTACTTTTTGAATGTCGATACGTCGACCACACATCAGATTACCACGGCGCCGACGATGAAGCAAGCTGACGAAGTCATGTCTCCTGGTCGTACAGCTATCACGCGCGCACGCGGACCTCTGTTCAAGTTCTTGACAGAGGGATCGCTTCAGAACACAACGGGCTCGAGAGCCAATCGAGTGAAGCTGGCATCGACGAAGAAGGGTATCGAGAACTTTCTCACCGGGTCGTTGCTCGAGGTCCGTCCGATGGCAATCAACAAGCTTCAAGGTCTTCGTCCGAAGGTCTCTACGATTGACGAATGGTTGTCCGGTGATCTTCGAGAGGATGTAGTCGGTGCTGTAGAGCAAGGAGCGTCCAAGCTCGAGGACTATCTGATCGTAGCTATCAGCTCAGAAGGAACCGTTCGAGCTGGTTCCGGTGACACAATCAAAATGGAGCTTGCTGACATACTTAAGGGAGAATACTACGCACCACANAGGGAGAATACTACGCGCCGCATGTTTCGATCTGGCATTACAAACTCGACGAGATCGAGGAAGTGGCAGATCCAGCGACGTGGGTGAAAGCAAATCCGAATCTGGGGCTGACAGTTTCCTATGACACGTATCACCTTGATGTAGAACGGGCCGAAAAAGCTCCGGCTTCTCGGAACGATATTCTTGCGAAGCGTTTTGGGATTCCGATGGAGGGCTATACGTATTTCTTCACATACGAAGAGACTCTTCCGCATCGTCGTCGAGAGTTTTGGCAGTTACCGTGTTCTCTTGGTGCGGATCTCTCACAGGGCGACGATTTCTGTGCTTTTACTTTTCTCTTTCCATTGGGACACGAGAAGTATGGTGTAAAAACTCGGAGTTACATTACTGAACTCACGTTGATGAAACTTCCTCTTGCGATGCGGCAGAAGTACGAAGAGTTCATCAATGAGGGAAGCCTTCATGTAATGCCGGGAAGCATTCTCGACATTATGGAAGTCTATGACGATTTGGATCGATTCATCTTGACGTCGGAATACGATGTTCGAGCTCTCGGTTACGATCCATACAATGCTAAAGAGTTCGTTGCTCGATGGGAAGGAGAGAACGGTCCTTTCGGAATCGAGAAAATCATTCAAGGAGCCAAAACCGAATCGGTTCCTTTGGGTGAATTGAAGATCATGAGCGAAGAGCGACTTTTAGTCTTCGATCAGTCTCTCATGTCTTTCGCGATGGGTAATGCGATTACTTTGGAAGATACTAATGGAAATCGAAAACTGTTGAAGAAGCGTCAAGACGAGAAGATTGACAATGTCGCAGCTCTTATGGACGCCTGGATTGCATATAAGCTGAACAAGGAGGCGTTCGAATGATTAAGAACGAAACAGGTATCAACTTTGCTTCGGTGGCACTGGTTGTGATTGCTGTTGTTCTTGTGATTTGGTTGATTCATACGTGGTAATCGATTAGGGGGAGGGAGGTGAGATATGGCCCAAATCCGCGCGACGTTGAAACATGCCTGGAACGTTTTCACCAATCAAGAAGATAGGATTAAAGCTGCTCCAGCAAGTTATGGTGGAAGTTATGGGCAGAGACCAGATCGTCTAAGACTTCGAATCCCCAATGAACGGTCGATTATCTCCTCGATTTATACTCGTCTCAGTATTGATGTCGCATCTGTCGATATGCGTCATGTTCGATTGGATGCCGAAAATCGCTATATTGAAGACATTGATAGTGGACTTAATAACTGTTTGACTGTTGAAGCCAATATTGATCAAGCTGCTCGCGCGTTTAGACAAGACGTCGCTATGACACTCTTCGACCGAGGTGTTGCAGCGCTTGTTCCAGTCGACACGTCAATTAGTCCACAGCAATCTGGCGGATTCGATATTTTGACGCTTCGTGTTGGTGAGATCACGATGTGGTATCCACAGCACGTGCGCTTAAGCGTGTATAACGAAGAAACGGCGCAAAGAGAGGAAATTACTCTTCATAAAACTGCCGTGGCGATAATCGAGAATCCTTTGTATTCGGTCATGAACGAGCCGAATTCGACTTTGCAACGTCTTCTGAATAAGCTTAATCTTTTGGATGTCGTTGATAATCAAATCGCTTCGGGAAAACTCGATCTCATTATTCAGCTTCCATACGTGATCAAGTCTGAAGCTCGTAGACAGCAGGCAGAGCAACGTCGTGCAGATATTGAGTTCCAGCTTAAAGGTAGTCAGTATGGTATTGCTTATACGGATGGGACCGAGAAGATCACTCAGCTGAATCGTCCAGCCGAGAACAATCTTTTGAGCCAAATTGAGTTTTTGACGCAGATGCTTTACGGGCAACTCGGCCTAACTGAAGAGGTTATGAACGGCACAGCTGATGAAAAAGCTATGCTAAATTATTGGAATCGTACAATCGAGCCTGTTCTTACGGCAATGGTCGAAGGTATGCGACGGAATTTCTTGACCAAAACGGCAAGAACACAAAAGCAATCGGTCTTGTTCTTCCGAGATCCGTTTCGCTTGGTTCCGGTTGAGAATATTGCCGAAATTGCAGATAAGTTTACTCGTAATGAGATTATGACATCGAATGAGATGCGACAAGTTGTCGGTATGGCTCCACATCCAGATCCTAAGGCTGATCAATTGCTTAATAGTAACATGCCGCAAGGAAGTCCGACGCCTACCGGAGTTATGTCAGACGGAAGCCAAGTTAAGCTTGATCTAATTCCTACTCTTGATCAGAGATTAAGGAAGGACGTTCAAAATGGGAGCAGAGGCTAAGCCCGACTTTAGCGGCTATGCCACGAAAGCTGGTCTTAAGTGCTCCGACGGCCGGACGATCACGCCAGATGCCTTCAAGCATCAGGATAAGGAAACTGTTCCGTTGGTCTGGCAGCACGGTCACAATGAGCCCAGCAACGTGCTCGGCTATGCAACACTTGAGCACCGTGAAGATGGTATCTATGCCTATGGTTTCTTCAACGATACCGATACGGCAAAGAACGCCAAGACGTTGGTGCAACACGGAGATATTCGATCTCTGTCGATCTATGCAAATGGTCTCACGGAAAAGGCAAAGCAGGTTCTTCACGGGTTCATTCGTGAATTGAGTCTGGTCTTGTCCGGTGCAAATCCGGGAGCGCTTATCGACAACATCACTTTGGCGCATGGGGATGGCGACATGGTGACATTGGACGACGAGGCGATTATTTACACTGGCTTGGAACTTCATCATGCTGATGGCAAATCTGAGGATTCGACAGAGTCGATTGATCAGCTCGACCATGCTAATGCTGCCGATACCACAGATGAAGGTCCAACAGTCCAGGAAGTCTATGATTCAATGACTCCCGAGCAGAAGGAAGTCGTTCATTACATGATCGGCGCCGCCCTTGAGAGTGCTGTTGCCAGCGCCACTACTAGCACTAGTGCAACTCCCAACGAGGCTGCTCATTCCGACGAATCGACTGAGTCAACGTCGGAACTTGTTCATACTGATGACAATAATGAAGAGGAAGGACGGCGCATGACTCGTAATGTCTTCGAGCAGCAGAACGGAGGCAAGAAGGAAGAGGAGCATGTTCTCTCCCATGACGCCATCAAGGGAATCGTTTCTGAAGCCAAGAGGGGCGGTTCTTTGAAGGAAGCTGTTGAGCATTACGCGCTCAAGCATGGTATCGAGAACATCGACGTCCTTTTCCCTGACGCTCGTGCGGTTATGGATTCCCCCGAGTTCGACAGTCGGAGGGTCGAGTGGGTTTCTGGCGTTCTCAATGGAACCAAGCATTCGCCCTTCACTCGGATCAAGTCCATCGTCGCGGATATTACCTTTGATGACGCTCGTGCTCGGGGCTATATCACGGGTAACCTGAAGAAGGAAGAGTGGTTCAGCGTTTCGAAGCGCACTACATCCCCCAGCACGGTCTACAAGAAGCAGAAGCTGGATCGTGACGATATTCTCGACATCACCGATTTCGACGTGGTCATGTGGCTCAAAGCTGAGATGCGTCTCATGCTGGACGAGGAGATCGCAGCCGCTATTCTCATCGGTGACGGTCGTGCGGTGGATGATGACGACAAGATCAAAGATCCTGCGGGCGCGCCAGAGGGTGCGGGTATTCGCTCGGTTCTCTATGATCATGATCTCTATGCGACAACGGTTACGGTCGATGATACAGCTGATTCACCCGCAACTGTCGATGCCATCGTTGCGGCAATGGGCTTCTACAAGGGCTCGGGCTC